ACATTGTTAGCATCATATACAACAAGCTTGACAAACTCAGCATTGGTAACCAGCGTCTGGTCAACTACTTGTGCGATTGGTGTAGTCATAGTGTTTGTTGTACTGCACAGGTTGTACAATCAGTGCCAGTTAAATTGTTGTTGCAGGTTGCACATGTGACCTGTGTGGCCTGATACATTACACCTAAATTGCCTGTTGTATTGGGCGCAGCCACACTGTTGGTAATATTAAATTGTTGGTTGCTGGCGATTCTGGCATCCAAATTTGCATCTTGTACGGGTAATTGTTCTATTGGCATTATGCTGTTCCTGTAAATTCATATAATTCAAAACTGCTGGTCCATTCTATATATGCGTTGTTCACCAGCTGGTTACCTATGTATGTTGCACCACCTGGCACTAACCGATAGGTGGGCATGTTGGGACAAAACATTCTGAAGTTACAGGCTGCGCCCACTGTGATACCCAACCCAGTGACTGCGTTAGTCAAGATATTGGGTCTGTGTGTAGTAACAGTCACTGTGCTGCCGGTGCCTCGTAACACAGTGTTGACCACTGTGAATGGGAATGGATTGTTGCCTATCTGAATCAAATCATTGGCGGCAAACAACACATTGGTGCTGTTCATTAGAGGAATATTCTGCAGCGTTAGTTGATTGCCCACGAATGCACTCACATACACATTGTTCAATTGACTGACTCCTGCTGCTCCCTGATATCTAAATATCCAATTCATACGTGGATTGTCAGCAAAAGTAATGGTTGCAGGCAATCTTCTGTCCAGTGTATCAATGGCTTCTAACAGTGCTCTGTTGCTCTGATATTTCAGATTAGCAGGCATATCCAGCGTGATGCGCCAGGGATTGGTAGTGGGTGTTTCACTGACTCGGGGTATCTCATTTCTGGTGTACTGTATACCCACCATCTTTCTGCGATTGAATGTAATGCCTGATGCATTGTTTACTATTGTTTGTAATGACATTATCTGCCTCTGTATGGTAATTCTTTTTCTGCTGCTCTTACTGTGCCCAACAGTGCTCTGCGATTTTCAGCGAACAATTGTGCAACACTCTTGGCATCCACTGCACTGATGTTGTAGTTGTTGATCACAGTGTTGCCGCCAGCACCACCACCGTTGGGTACGATTGTACCAGCTGTTTTAGGTATGAATAGCTCTGGACCACGTTCACCCACTATACTGGCCTTGCCCACTGGAGGTTGTCCACCATCAGCGAATCCCAACAGGCTCTTGCCGAAGTTCCAGATGTCGCCCAGGCCGATTCCACCGCCGCCTCCGCCTCCGCCACCACCGCCTGAACCCATGCCGCCTATTGCACCAGCCACTTGTCCAATTGCATTCTTTAATTCTGACTTGAGCAATTCTTTAATCAAACTGTCTACCAGGCCTTTAAAGCTGATCTTGCCATTGTCTACCATCTGATCAATTGCACTGTCTACGAAATTGGTAAAGGCTCTGAACTGATCACCAGCCATACGAGCAGCATTGGTGGCATTGTTGGTATACTCCATGAATGCTTTGCCCCAGCCTGTACTAAATTGTCTGCTGTAGGCATACTGATCTTCACGCTGCGCCTTAAGCATGGTTGATTGTGCAGTGTAGGCCTCTTTAACTCGCTGTGTTAGCACGCCCTGCGCATCTGCTGTCAACAGTGTGTTGTCTTTAATCTCTTTAATTGCAGCCAATTGGCGTTCTTCTAAATCCAACAATTGATTGAGCGTTTCTATCTGGTATTCGCCCATGCCACGTGACAGCTTCTCCAATTCATTGCGATGCTTTATGTTGGCAGTGGCCAGTTCCAGTGGCTTGACCAAACCCATGTACACTTCAGTCAATGCCTCACCCTGACGAGTGGCATATGCTTCTGCCTGTGCCATTTCTTCCAGTCTGGCATTGAATTGTTCTATACTCTGCAGGCGCATCTGATAGCCATCGGTGGCCACCTTGACACGCTCTATGTCTGCTGCCAATGACTCTTTAATCTTTCTGATTTCTTTGTCGTATGCAGCAATTATTTCGGGTTGAATTTTTTCGGCTGTATTTAAATAATTTACTTTTGCTTGAGTTAATTTATCAACCGCATCTTTATTTTTTTCTGTAATGGCTATTTCAGCTTGAGCCATGGCAATTGCATAATCACTCTTGCCTAATAATTCAGTTTCTGTAGCTAAATTCTTAAGGGCCTGTGCATTTTGTAAACGGTATGCATCACCCAATTTAATAACTGATTGAGTCTGTTGATCTATATCGCTTTTAATTTTTCTAGTTACAATTGCTTGCTTGGCTATTTCTTCACTGCGTTTAGCATGAGTGGTGTCCTTCATGGCCTCTTGCAATCGCTTGTCAGCCTCTGCAGCTTCCTTACTCTGCATACCCATCATGTCTCTTAAACTGGCCATTGCTGCAGTAACACCAGGTATTTTATTCAGTGCGGTATCTAACCACTCTATAAATCCTTTACCTGAGAATGCAGCTAATGCATCATTGGCCAACCATATGGCGCCCACCCAACCCAGTAGGCCTTTGCCCACCATGAATAGACCTTTAGCCAAATTTGGCAATGTTTTTCCAGCATGTATTGATATAGTTTTACCCAATGCCTCAACCACAGGTACACCTGCTGCAATGGCATTATTGAATCCTCGTACTCTTGTACCAACTGCACTAAATGTTTTAGCTAAACTAATACCACCTAAAGCTACTGCAGCACTACTGGCCTGAAGGAACAAAAGCCCTTTGGCCAACCATTCAATGGATTTGGCAGCAACAGCAAGCGCAGCAATTGCCACTGCCAATTGCACTATACTGTCAATCATTTTGTTTACTTGCTGATCACTCATCTCATTAATAAACTTCATAAATGGCTCAAGTGTTTGCAATAAACTCAATTTTAATCTGCCCACAGCAGCATCCAGCTTGTCTTGTAATTGGGCTGCTTGCTGAATACTGTCTGCATACTTCTCACTGGCACGTGTGGCTTTGTCATAGCCAGCTGCTACGCCAGGCATGTCTACACCACGTAAACTCTTGCCGAACAATTCAGTTTGTATTTTAGCTCGTGTACTGGTATCAGTGATCTTGTTCAGACCCTGTACAGTTTTAGCCAAAATATCTTGTTCGCTCAGTGTAGCTAAATCGTTTAAGCTTACACCCACTTGAGCAAAAGCTGATTGTGCGCTGGCACTGCCATCTGCTGCGGTACCAATTGCATTAACTAATTTTAATATACCAGCAGTAGCGCTTTCAGTGTTGCCACCGTTGGCCTGCACTGCCTTGGTAAAGCCCATGAGATTGGCTGTGGCAATACCAGTAGCGTTGCTTAAATCTTGAATGGCATCGGCATACTGAATGGCTGTACCCACCAGTGCACCAAATCCCACGCCAGCGATAACACCACGCAAGCTGGTGAACCTGTTGTTCAATTGATCAATGTTTTTTTCCAACGCATTTAAATTCTTCTGTGCGCTGGCAGTGTCAATTGCTACTGAGTATGTTAAATCAGCCATGTTATTTTCCTTTTATTATTTGTTTGCTTCTCTTGGCAATAAACTGTTCAGTGGGTTCACTCATACCTTTGGGTGCCTGTTTACTGTAACCCTCATCCAATCGCTGTGCGTATGCATACTGTGCTTGTATCTCATCACGGCTTTTGTTGAAACGGGTATTTCTTCTGGCATTACCAGAACGTACAGGAGTAATTGACTTATAGAAATCATAAGCTTCTTGCGGCAACTTGTCCAGCTTAGCTTGTATCTTCTTCAAGCTGCTGGTGATTGTGTTCTTTACTACTACAACTTTACTCATGATTGCCCTTTTACATTGTCCATAATTGCTTGTAGTTCACTAACAGTGTAGTCTTCTGCTACCTGTCCCTGAGCTTTACGCTCATGGTAATTGTAGAAACTTCTCGCGGCATCCAGTATGTAAAGATCAAACGTAGTAGCATGCATTAACACCTGACTGGGCAGCATTTTGTATCTGTCTGCCATGCTGTCAAGCGTTAATACCAGGCCCATTTCTGTTCCATTAACATCAATCTGGCCGCTGGTTACTTCCCCAGCATCTCCGTCACACGTGTGATGGCTTTCATTAGCACGTTAGTTGGCAACATGTTGTCATCAGCCAAGATCATTTTACCCTGCTCGTCCAAGATCAGTGTCTTGACGATATCAATAATGGTGCCAGTGTTTTCTTGGGTAGCTGAAGCCAATCGCATGAATGTGTCCATGGGCTGTCTGTCCCAGGTGTAGAATTCAATTGCTTCTTTATATTCTTTAATGGTATCCTCATCGTCTATTGTGATGAGAACTAATTGTGGTTTTGCTGTGAGTTGACTCAGGTTCATTTGTTTTTTTCCTCTATTAATTGGTTGATGATAGCAATGCGAAAGTTATTTTTCGCTTTTAATTGCTTAACTGTATTTAGTACTTCCTGTAGCATGGGTGCCTCACGCGCCTCATCTGCTAACAGTGCTGCCAGTTTTTCTTCTGTGGTCTTTATCCACACGTTATTTGGTTTGTTAGTATCATTCATTTGTTAATCGCCATGTAAACAGGGGAGTGCAATCATGCACCCCCCTTGTGGTTAATGCCTGTTGTAATTAAACAACATCTTGTGCGAATGTGCCATCGACTGCGATAGTCATTGGACTTACCCACACAGGAGCGTCTGGAGTTGTAGTAGCAGCTAAGCCACTGATAAATCCCTGACCTGTTGTGAATCTTGCACCAGCGCTGTTGCCAGCGTAATAAATCTCAAAGTAAATCAGATCCTTTGCGCTGCTCAAGTTCAGCAAGCCCTTGGCTGCTGCAGTGGTACCTGCAGGGCCAGTGGTGCCAAACCAAGTAACATCATCTAACACGATGTTAGTACTTGCTTCGTTATCAGCTGGTGTAGTAAGCTTACGTGTATCAACATCACCGAATGTAGTATAGCTATATACTCCAGTTGAGTTGGTGATGGTTACGTCTTGAATTGAAGGCACAGTGATATTTCCTGCCATGTCACTGGTCATACTCACCCGAATAACAGGTTGAGTACCACTGGTGTTTGTTGTAATGCGAGCCATATTAATTTCTCCTTTGGTTTATGGTCATTGAAATTCTAATCTTTTTAATTGATA